TTCATTAATAGGTTTTTGAGTATCATTATTTCTTATACATAACTCGCCTAAAACCTCTATTTTACCTACTATTTCTTGAAATTTTTTCTGAGATATTTTCATATCTTTAGAGGTTGCTTCTACTAATTCATTTAATAAATTGTCATATTCTTCTTTAAAATCTAGCATATCAAATTTCCCATCGGCTGCTTTTCTATAATATGGAAGTTTGACTTTAAAGTGATCATATGAAAGCATTGAAAAACCTCCTTTTTCCTTAGAGCTATCCACTGTATTCTTTGCGCCTTCTCCTCTTTTTTCTGCAAATTCCTTTAGGTTAACTTCGGGGTCTATTGTTTCATTAGTCTTTTCTCTTTCCTTGGCTTCCATTTCATCCCTAAGCTTGTAGGCCTTTTTCTTGTCAGCTTCGGATCCTTTCAATAGTTTTTGTGCCTTTCTTAATTTCTTGTCCCTAGCACTTCCCTTAGGTGCCTTATATTCACTTGGATGACTCTCCTTCAAGAAATCTTTATAGTTTTTGATAGGTTCCATATTATTTCTTGTCTAATTGTTTTTTAACTTCCTCTCTAACTTTTTCCATTTTCTTAGCGTATTTAGGATCATCATTCTTATTGAAAGCAATTTGTTGATTCAAGCTACCTGTAATCTTTCTCATATCTCCTTTACGAGTTTTAATTAACCATGCAGCTAGATCTTTTATACCTAAATCTCTAAACCTACCTTCAGCATCAGGGGCATCTGAATCATGCCACTTTAATTTTTGTTTCTTTTTCTCATTTAATTGAGTAAAATTTTCAAAGTCTATTACTTTACCTTCAAAGGTAACAAATTCTCCTTGAATCATTTCTTCAGAATCTCGAGAATGGTCATGCTTTTTAATTTCATTCATAAAGAAATCAAAAACCTGATCTAGATTTTCTTTTGCAACAGTGATATGATCGTCTGCCCAGTCATGTCCCTGTTGTAAAATTTGATCTAGCATATTTGGATCCATGCTATGCAACATTTCAGCCTGTCTGGCTATTTGCTGTAGGTTCTTAAAGAACATATAATTTTCTTGTTCGTGATGTGCCATTTAATTGATTATTTTTTCTGTTTCAGATACTAATTCTGATATGGATTTTTGATTTCCATTAGAATCTCTAGTATTTATTATGTCATGATAATTTCCTGACTTAGGGTCTTTTACATCTATCCAGTATTCTTTATCACCTTTTATACCTAGTTTTGATACAAATTCTTTCGCCCAATCCTCATTAATTAAATCAATAATTTCATCCTTAGTCCATGATTTATCGGGGTCTGGACCGGTTTTACGATCAACTGCTTTATACTTATGACAATATGCATTCATCAAAACTGACTTAAGCTCGCGGTCTCCTCTTCGCTTAACGTTTTTTATAGTATGATCTATTGGAGCATGAATAAGAATCCATTTTGGTGAAGGTAGATTTATATCATTTCTTTTATGAATTTGGATAGCAGTACCTTCTACATCGTCGTATACTATAGTTCCACAAGATTTGTCTAACCCAAATTTATTACCATTTGCATCCACTAATCCTTCTTTTTTTATTTTGCCTTCTTTACTTTCTTTAGCCATGTACCATCTAGCGGCTTTTTCACCGGTACTTGGATCTTGAGGACTTGTCCATTTAAATGGACAATCTGGATATATCTCAGTTATTTTTAATTTCTTTGAATTTCCAAAATCTTCCTTTCCTATAGCTTCAAACATTACATTATAAAAACTGTCAACTGATAGTATACAGATATCTTTTTTAAACCTTTTAGATATTGCACTTTTTCCAGAACTGGACGCTCCATCTAATATAAAATAATTACTAACGCTATTATCACCATTGGAATTAGACTCATTAATTAACCATTCCTTATATCTTTTAATGTGTAACACTTTTATAATTGTTTTTTTATTTTATATATTGCTATTCCTGTTCCTTTTATAACTCTATGCCAAGTTTCTTTTGGAATAGTTATACTTTCTCCATATCTAAGATTTACTGGTAATTGATCTTCTAATTGAATCTGCCAATTATTAATGTTAATTGCTTCTACGATCCTATCCTCTTGATCCCTATGCCACATGAAATCTTCAGAATCAGTGGATTCCTCAAAAAGTCTTTCAACTATTGATTCGTCACTTGTGATATTTTCAGTGTAGGGATTCATACTATATTATTAATTATTAATGCGGTCTTTTATTTTATCTATATAAGTCATTTGGTCGCTTCCTACGGTATATAATACTTCTCCGTCCTTCATGTATCCGTCTTTAACCCTAATCCAGTATTTAGAATCCTCATTCTTGACTCCTAATTCATTGATAAAGTTATCAATGTATTCCTCGTTATAATCAGGATACGTATCAACTATTTTATCCATTAACAGAGTTTTTAACCCGCTCTTTGTTATTTCAGTAGTTGGATCTCCAATAGACTCATCAGGTTTAGATGTAGTTGCTTCATACTTTTCTAAATATTGGTCCAACGGTACACTAGGATCCCTATGGTGATCTTCGTCCTTTGATTTATTTCGTTCACCAACGTTACCTAACATAATGTATATCGGCGAATGAATTAATATTTTATGATTTATTTCTGGAACATACTTCAAAATATCATTGCCTATATCATCGAATATAACTTTTTTCCAAGGACCTGTTTTATATTCTTGTGCCATGTACCATAATCTTGGGTCAGTTCCTTCGATATACTCATCTTCATACGGGTTTTTAGGTACATCTTTACCATCCTTTCTATATATGCTAGAAACGATACCATATTCTTTTCCTTTTGCCCAATCGGCAATATCAGGAGTATCTAATTTTAGTCTTCTTTCTTCACCCTCATTGTTTACACCACTAAAATGGTCGCTATCTATAACAACCCATTGGTTTGGGTCGGTTGCTTCGTAAAATGGAACCGCATCTAATTCCTTTGCCGTATATGATTTACCAGCAGAAGACGTGCCATCGAATAAAACGGCTATCTTTTTATTATCAACCGATTCATATAATCTCCATTCTTTATATCCTTTAATGTAATTCATAAATGTTAAATTCTTTTTCACCAGTATCCTGGATATGTTTTTCCTCCCCAGAGATGGGCGTATCTGTTAACTCGGCATGCCCAATATCCAGCCTTGGTTTTATCCTTCTTTTCTGCGCATCGGTGACGTGCAGCAAAACTCTTTCTGGCCTTAGGATCTCTTACTTTGGCAGTTAAACCTGAAGTGTCTCCGAATTCTATTTTATTTATTTTTTTAGTTTTTGGATTCCGTACATATACATAGAACTTTTTGCTGCCTCCTCTTTTTGGAACATTTAGTTCTACCTGCCGGCCCTTGTATTCTGCTTCATTCATATGATGAGCCTCGAGTGGCAGGTCTAATGGTACTTCATGCCCATTATAGATACCAGTCAAGCCTAATTCAGTCCCCTCAAATAGCCCAGAATCAACCTGAGATAGTTTTAATACTCCACTTTCAAATAGGGATCTAGCTTCAGATAGCAGTTCAATGTGACCGGTGCTGCCTGGTCTATAAACAGATTCGGTTATCGATATATCATTATTAATATGATACATTAAACTTTCAGATATTGAACGTTCTCCGACGTATTCAGAAAATGATTTAATTCTTGCTCTCATACATATTCTTTTTTTAATTTAGATAAGGATCAGGCAATTCATCGGAATCATGTTCTGCCGACCATTCTAAATATTCTTGCGGTGCGTCATCGTACCATTCCCAACCGTCAATGCTTTCACGATTACCATTTCGTTCCAATGTGTAATCTTTATGGTATACAAAGTTAGGCGCAAACCACCATTCTTCATTACTTATCTTCTTATAAAATCCACTTGTATCTTCCATATTTATCCAGTTATTGTCCAATTTTTATTTAATGCAATATTTCTATCAGTTGCTGTTAATGCACTTGCACCCCATGCATTACTTATTCTTATATTCTGCGCAGGTAACCCGGTTAAATCTATTAAGTTATTAAATATGTTAACTAATTCATCTTTTGAAAGTAAGCAGTTATCAAATCTAACTGATTTTCTACAAATAATATCAGTATGAGCTAAAGAACGACAATCTAAAAACTGATTAACTTGACTTGTAACTGATGTTGTGTCAAGTGCAGGTACCTCTTGTAATGAAGGGCAGATAAAAAACATACCGTACATATTCGTGGCACTAGATGTGTCTAGTAGAGGAATAGTTTTTAATACATAACAATATGCGAACATTTCTCTCATATTTAAAACACTAGAAGTGTCTAATGGTGGGAAAGTTTCTAATGCATAGCAACCATAAAATGCTCTATACATTGATGTCACGTTACCTGTATCGAGTAAAGGCAAGCTTACCAATGAATGACTGCTTTGAATAAAATAGGACATATCTGTAACATTTGATGTATCTAGAGGAGGTATAGTTTTTAAAGAACGGCAGCCTGTAAAAGTACTATTCATATTTGTAACACTAGAAGTGTCTAATAAAGGTACTTCTCTTAGTGAACGAGCAGCTTGAAACAGTTGAAACATATTAGTCACATTAGAGGTGTCTAACAGTGGAATAGATACTAATGATCCGCATTCCTCAAAAGTTCTATGCATGTCTGTCACATTAGATGTATCTATAAGTGGTATTGTTATTAGTGAATAGCAAGATAAAAACATCTGCCGCATAGTAGTCACATTAGATGTATCAAAAAGAGGTATAGTAAATAGTCCACTACACAGTTCAAACATGCTGTTCATGTTTGTAACATTAGAAGTGTCAAAAAGAGGCAAAGTCTTTAGTGCAAAACAATAAGCAAACATATATTGCATGGTCGTAACATTAGATATACCAGACAATGATACGCTTTCTAATACATTACAACTTCTAAACATGTAATCCATGCTCGTAGCTGCGCCAATTGTTTTTATAACAAAACGTTGACAATGGCTGTGAGACACTAATACGGTAGCACCGCTAAATTTAACACTTTGACCCGTATCTGCATTTGGCATAGATAGTATACAATCTAAAAATCCACTAGCATAATTATAATTTATAGTAGGAGAGGTTGAATATCTGACTTGAAAATCTGCACTTCTTAACTCGCCGCCGACTGGTGTTACAGTTATCATTGCTTGCTTATACCCTTCTGATGTTAGTGTCCCATCTAAAGCAACATTACTAAAATCATATTGATGTTGTGCCTGCGCACCACTTGTAACTATATCTACGGTACCATCTCCCCAGTCAACCCGGTAGTCTCCAACGTCTGTCGTAAATATAAATGAGGCAAAATTAGCTCCATTTGGACGAACAGCATGTAATCCAACAAATGTGTCGTCTGTATCTTCAACAGCTGGCATTGCTAACCAATCGACGGGTCTTACCCATTCAGATGTCGGAATAGAGGTGTCACTCTTAACTTTTATATACAAATTACTCATTATCTGGTTATATTTAAATTAATTACTGAACCTGTGCTAACTGTTATGTCTATCGGTTCCCCTAATGTTATACTACTTCCTAGAGTATAGGGTAAACCTGCAACTAGTATAGTAGTTGTAGGAGAATTTAGAACATCCGTTACGCTATCGATTGCTAAGTCGTAGGGAGCATATATAGTTGTGTTTAACACTCCACCTGTAAAATCTAAGGTCCAGGTTAAGTTGGTTAGAGTACCGGTTATATTGGTGAATGATCCGGTTGTTGCAGATATAGAACCTGTTACCATTAATTCGTTTCCTACATTATCCCAAAGCAGATTAGCCGACTGACTAACTACGTTACCTGTTCCTTCGAATAATAATCCGCCGACTGTTCCATTTGAAACAGCAGTTGTATCTATTGTTATGCCACCTATCACTACATCTCCACTACCTAGTAGCGAATTACCGTTAACTGTTTTAATATTTGTTCCACTTACTAAAGTATCCTGTTTGTTAGCTTGAAGGCTACTGATTTCTCCCTGCAGGGTAATAAAGGTCGGGCAGTTAGCTATGTCATCACATGAAAATGCACTCGAATCAGCAGGATCTATTGGTACTATAATATCATTAGAAGATGAGATAGCGGTCTGGCCTCCTCCACCTGAAATTGCATTTCCATCAACTCCGTCCTGATCGATCCATTTCAGACTAATTCGAGAGTCTGATCCCTCGATCTTAGTACCTGATCCCCACTGATGAATTGTATTGCCTTTATACATAGTAGATGAATCATCAAATGACGGATAATAGGTCTCCATGTCAACTGTGAAGCTTGTATTGACATAGGTATCATCGCTATATATAAAGCTGTATTTCTTATCATTTAATATGCTGTCTGGAAATCGGATCTGTCCTGGAATCCTGATTCCACGGTATTGGAAATAAACTACCTCGTTTTTATAATAGAGATCAAAGATCTTTTCAATTATCTTAAAGGTCTTATTTAGGTTATCGGTCTTGATTTTAATATCAAATTTTATGTCCATCGGTAGGCTATAGAGTCGTGACGAATAGGCCTTCATGATCTTTTGACCATTCTGGTCTCGCTCCTCCTGCGTGAAGGTGCCTCTGACGAACTTATTTGTTATGTCTCCGGTTTTAATTGCAAAACTATTGATCGTCACAATTCCTCGAGGAATAACATCATAGTTTCCATCTGCAAACTCAGGATATTTACAATCCCCAGGAATATCGATGAAGAAATCCTGCATAAATCCTCCGGTTCCAGCAAAATTATAGAAGAACGGAACTTCATGCTTTTCTATCACGTCTCCCCTTACAAGATCAATTATTATTCGTCGGTTTAGCACGTCAAGAAGAGCAAGGGTTGCGTTTCTAAGAAATATATCTTGGGTGTTTCGATTGGTGATATTTTCGTGATTTGAATTCTGCATTTATTATTTATTTACCTCCAATTTTTTCATTCAGCAACTCTTTAAACTTTGGATTAAAGTAATCGCTAGTTATTCTATAAGGATGGTTATATACATATTCGCTGTATGGATCCATATTTACCCCTAATGAAGATAGATTTCCGACTTCATCTATGATGTTATTATAATCATTTGGATCTAACATTATTCTCCACCATGCCTCATATAACATTCCACCCTCTATTAAGTCTTTATCTGTAATATATGAGTGAGAGAATCCGGATCCAGATGGATTGAAATTTCCAGGGGTATGGGTTGTGTAAAATAAAAACATATCACCGTCACTATAAATGGTCCATATAGGAACTTCTTTGTATGTGTCCCAATAAACATTCAAAGCATATCCTGGATCAGTGTACCAATTTGTGATATATATTGAACCAGGAATGCCTACCTCTTCTGGATCTTTTTGCTTCCATTTTATGAAATTAGAACCGCCTTTTTCACTGAATATTTCTTCGTATTCTTCTATGTTAGGATTCTCATACAAATCATGCAGCATTTCAGATATTCCATCCTCTTCATTCCATTGAGCATTTAAAATATTTCCAGTTAATTTATTGTTTTGAATAAAATCAGAAACTCGATCAATTGAATTAAGTATATCGGTTTTCATTTCTTCTATAGACTTAGTTCTAGTTTTTACTTTTGGAAGAGTGTCCCAGTGCCAAGGTAGAAAATTATTAATACTTTCATTTAATTTGGACCATTTTGTATAGTTTAAAATATTCATTTTTATTATCTATTTTTAGCGATGTATGGTAAATTAAGTTGAGGCTTGCAATTATCGATAATTATAAGCTTAGACTCGTCCTTTATATACTGTTGGCTCAGCACAAAATCATGATCGTCCTCCTTTAACATGGTATTGAATAGTCTGACGTTTGCAATGAGTAGGTTAGAGGACGGGATGTAGTACTTAAATCCACTTAAATTAAATTCGGAAACCGGCATAGTTGACTTATCTTCAAAAATCTTGATGAAATCGTTGTGATTAATCAAGTCGGCTGGATCCTCTTTAATCGAGTATACGTAGATTCCCTTCTGTCCAAATTCATTAGAAAGAGAGACTACAATTGCATGCCATTCACCGGATTTAAAGTTATTTAGGGTGTATGAAAAGGCATTTGAATTCAGGTCTATTAACAGGGTCAAGTCCCCTTCTGGAGCGGTACTTACGTATCTGCTAAACTGAGCCGAAATCTTTATTCCGGTCTGAGTATCGTTGTCGTATCCGCTTAGGAACTGAACTGCATCGCTGCTCGTGCTCACGTTAAAAAGGGAAGTGAACGTTAAATTCTTTACGTCAGTAGTATTAAAAACCGGTTCAGCCTTGTATACTATTGCAGATTCCCGAGTTTTAAACTTAACTACCGTATTTCCGTTCGAGTCAATTGACGTCATAATAGATCTCTGTTTATTAAACGAAAGATTTGTATATGCCTCAATTCTAACGTATCTGCCAGAGTCTGAGTCACCTACGTGATTTGGAATGGTGTCGAATGGAGCTCTAACCCGGACAAATCTAGACTCTGATCCCTTGACGTTTTTATCAGTCGTCATTAAAGCATTGTTCACCCACGAGGTAAATGGTCCAGATCCTTGATAAGCCAGAACTGTATTATACGAGGACTGATCGCCAGGATTAATGCTCGGTATGTTTTCAACATTTACAGTAGATGCAGTCGGTACTGCATCTCCAGTTACTATGTATTGACGCTCAACAGTCGGTATTGAACCTAAATCATAGTAATTTTCAATTAGATTAGCATGATTAAATTTATAGTTCAGTGGCCGGGTAATCAGATCCGGATGAATTGCACCTCTAGATGAATCAAATCTTCTACTTATTGTACTGTATTGATCCGGCATGGTTCCGTCCTTAATGTCACGTTCAACCTCAGATCCAAACAGCTCCTCAGCACTCTGGATTACATTATCCAAAAACTGTCTGGAGTCGTCTGTTAACAGGGTATCGATATTTGGATTGTACTTTTTAAGACTTACTTTCCAGAATACCGGCTCCATCATGAATCCTCGATTGATATAACTTCCCTGTACCTCGTACATTCGATTTACCAAAGGAAAATAGAGAAAATCTCGATGCCTAGGATGTGAATGCTTGCCGAAGATGGATTGAAAATACCTGTGATCAATGTGGATCTCAAATGGCAATTGAAAGTCTAATTCAAATTCAGAAAATTTAGGATTGTTTTCCGGAAATTTATTTTCAGGTACCATCACCTTAATGCACTTTCGATCCACGTTTTTAAATAGTGTCCACTCCTTAAATATGTAGTCTCCACTGTCTGATTCAGGCACGGTTCTAAAATAGACCACTTCGTGTCCGTATACCTTATTGGTATAGAAGGACATCTCCTTGAATATATTAATAGCCCCGTCCACCTGATAAGGTCTAAATCCCGGATCAGTCGTAGTAATAATTGAAGTATACTTCTCGTCTGATACTAGGGTTCTAGGGGAATAGGTATTAGGCAGGGTACAAGTGGTACCCTTTGCAAATCTAAGCTTAATCTCATTTATTTGAATAGTGGAAGCCAGCTCGTCAGTTGTGCCGTCATCGTATTCGTACTTGACTTCAAAATAGAAGTCAGAAGATTCTTCCAGGATGATATCATCAGCTTCTCCTAGGTTACCAGGTTCCACCTCGTACCATAGGGACCAATCTAGTGAATTTCTAGAGTATCTAAAATATCTTTTTAAGTTTCCCAGGTCGAGTGCACCAGGTGGATCCAGAATCACATCCTCGACAAAGTCTGTAAACCCTGTTATTCCACATACCGGATCGGCAGTAGAGAATATTCTATAATTCTTACTGAATGTTATTGAATTTTTCTCAGGATTTATTAGCAATTTAAGCGTTATATTAGCCATTAAGTGTAGGAATCAGCTTTTTATTATTTATTTAACTAAAATTGGTAAACTGAACTCTTTTTTTGCAGTAGAATAAATAATAGTATACATGAGTAGAAAAAAGCCTATACTAGATCCACTATGGATCACTCAAGGATCTGGAAGCCTCGATGCCGAGCTCTTAAAGTATGTTCTGCTTGCAGCTAACAAGAAATTTAGGGATAAATTAGATGGAGGAGATATTTCAGATTTTAATGAGATTGTCTTTCATACCCTGAATCTGAATAATCTGGCGGTTGAAGGCACAGTCTTTAACTTTAATCTGAAACCGGTATGGGACAATCCTAGATTAATAGAGATTCGGGAAAGTCTTAGAAGAATATATCAGATTCCCGAAGAGGTACTTGAAGTATTTAAG